AGTAGCTGCTACTGGTATAGGTACTTTTAATGCCTCAACTGGCTGGAGTATAAGTATTGGGGAACCTAGATCTTTACCGGATACTAATATTTTAGTTAACAGTCCAGGAGGATCGAGTCCTTATCCGCATTTACTTCTGAACTTTCCTAGTGTACAGGTTTTTGTACGAGGAGGAAAGAGTGGATACGTAGCAGCAAGAGCAAAGGCTAATAGTATAGTTAATACGCTACTCGGTATGTCTGGTTACACAGATACGGAATCGGGAGATATATATCAGTCTTGTACTCAAATAGGGGATATTGCTTATCTAGGACAAGATGACAATACTCGACCGATGTTCTCGATGAATTTCTCGTTTATTGTATTACCAGCTGCTGAAGCTGGTGGTCATCGAGTTGCGATCACTTAACATGATACGACAGTGAGGAACATAACATGGCAGCTAAACAGGTACTGATTTCGGCAGACGACACCACTTATTATCTCCTCCCTGGAGGTACAGGTGAGTTAACTCGAGAAGGTCGAGCAATCAAGGATACAATCTTCGGGCAGACGTATGAGTCCGAGATTACGGGTCCGATCTCTTGGGGACTGAATGCGAACGCTATCTACAAAGGGTATCCAGGATATATAGCTAAGCTACTGAAGCCTGGTACTTCTACTGCAATGGCGGCAGAAGCTTGCACACTAGTTAGTGGCCAGACTTATCGCATTTCGGCTGCAACTAAACGTATTATCAACCGTGCAATTGCAGTTACGGTATTCGATAACGCAGTCGATCATACTGCCGACGTCGAGAGTATCGACTATCTGTTTGGTAAGATTACTTTCAAGGCTGCATACACTATAATAGGTCCTGTTACAATTACAGGAGAGTACTTCCCAATGTTGACATTGGCGAAGTTTCAATCTTTCACTCTGACGCAGACAGCTGTGGCTATCAATAATTCGGATATGCCGAATCTACAGACGAATGGCGGCTTCGAGACTTTCGAACCAGGTCTGAAGACAGTAAATATGGATTTACCTAGTGTATTCGCAGCTGCAGATGGTTGGCATGGTGCTCTCGTTAGTAGAGCTGAATATGTTATCGAGACCAATCCAGACGGTACTGGTATTACTGGATCGGTTGCTCGAGGTTTCTTCCGTCTTATGACGGATACTCAGAGTGGTGATGTAGGAGCTCTGGAACAGGAAAGCCTCAAATTCTCCTTGAGTGTGCCAATATCTGTAAGTCCTCAACCTGCAGTAAGTATTCCGTTCGGGTGGGAGCATGGAGCCAGCTCCCCGATTCCAACAGCAATTCAGACAGCCTTAACTGGATGGCAGACGGACACATCTGTCTATGGTAAGTATCTCCATAATGGTGTAGCTGGCTGGAAGGGCGCTGGAGTTCTAACCAACTTGACTCTGAACGCTGGTATGGATTCTCCAAATATCTTTACCGTAGCATTTGCAATGAGCGGAGCACCAGTAGCCGTCTAATTGCAGTTATTTATAACCACTAATAGTAGTGGTTATTAACACAGGAGAGGTATTATGAGTAGTGCTAGAGACACAGTTCGTGCGAAGGTCTTCAGTGAGAAATCAACTGTGACCAAAGTCACTCTGGATGAAGGCTTAGTTATTGAGGTGAGAGACGGTAAAGTTGGTGATATGATCGATGCTGTGAGTGTCGAAGATGTTAAGCATCGTATGGCCAGACTGCTTATCAACTGTTGTTTCATTCCTGGTACTGAAGAGAAGGTCTTCGAGGAAGCAGATTTCGATACGCTAATGGAGCTACCTTTCGGCGGTACGTATCAGAAGGTAACGGATGCCATTAACTCTCGAATGGATCTGAAAACGAGGACAGAAGAAGTGGGAAAAGCCTTAAGGCAGGAGCCCCCCGTTTCCTAATCAATGCTATAGGATATCGTTTAGGAAAGACAGAGGAGGAAATAAGGGACCTGCCGTTAGATGAATTTACGAGATGGTTGGTGTTCTTTGAGGACCTAGATCGAAAGGAGAAATAGTATTATGGCAGTAAAGCGGACAGTGGATTTGGGGACCGTCGGCTTTGGCCTAATTGCCGATACTAGAAGCTTACAAGCATCACTACGGACCCTGAAGGATTTTGGGCAGCTTGTTAACTCGATGTCCAAAGAGACAGACAGAAGTGTTGTCCAACTGTATAATAAGTACTCCCAGATTGAACGTATCTTAAGTACTCTACAGGCTCGTGTTGTTGCTACAACCCAGCGAATGAAGGAAGCTGGTGTAGCTGCTACTGAGATCAATAAGGTAACACAAGCTTACCAACGCTTAAACAATACTCTAACTCAGAATGCCGAGAAGCTATCGAAACACGAGATAACTCGCGGTGTAACTGGGATGAGTGCTATTTTGGGACGAGGTAATAAGTTAGCAGGAGCAGCAGAAGCAAGTAAATTAGCTGTAACGTTTCGCGATTTAGAAAGAGCTGCAATCCTAGCAGTAGGACCTTTAAGCGGTGTTGGAGCTCGTTTAGCTGTTCTGGCTGCTCTGTTCGAATCTAATACGGCTAAGATGGCTCTGTTTGTTGCAGGAGCAGCAGGAGTTGTTACTGGTATTTCTTTACTTAGTGCTGCAGGTGTTAGAGCAACAATGGAGATGCAGAAGTTCGAGGCTATCTTAAGTGTTGCTACGGGTAGTTCAGCTCTAGTTGCTCAGGAGTTTCAGTACATAGCTGAGGTGGCTAATACTTTGGCTCTCGATGTAAAAGCACTAACGGAGTCCTACGGTAAATTTGCTACAGCAGCTAGATTGTCTCAGATTGCCTTAACCGATCAGAAGAGGGTCTTCGAAGGGGCAACTACCGCATCTGCTGCTATGCGGCTAAATTCTGAACGTACAGGTTTAGTCTTTTTAGCCTTAGAGCAAATGGTATCTAAAGGTGTAGTTACAATGGAGGAATTACGTCGTCAATTAGGCGACTTACTACCAGGCTCATTTGCATTGTCCGCAAAGGCTATGGGAGTTACGCAAGCTCAATTAACTAAAATGATTAAAGCCGGAGAAGTTCTACCTAACGAACTTCTCCCCAAACTAGCTGAGCAATGGAGAATAGTATTTGGTCCTGCTGCTAGTAAGATGGCTGAGTCTCTCCAAGGTCAAATGACTAGAGTTGCGAATGCATCCTTCGAGATGCTGAAGGCTTTTGACCAAACTACGGAGATCTCTAAAGGATTTACTGTAGCAGTTAAAGCTACTGCCGATGCTCTTAATTGGCTCGCTCACAACATGCGAGGAACTATGCAGGTTTTATCTGCACTAGCAGGAGCAGGAGCAGGACTAGCATTTATTAATCTCTTGATAAGATTGAAGCCTATCATAGAAGCTGTTATTATTTCTGTTAAGCAGCTTACTATTACTCTCACAATATTTAATGCCGTGATGGCTCTTGGAACTCTAAACGCAAAAAGAATTGGTATAGCTCTTCTCCAGATAGGATTTGCTGCTGGGGGCGCCTATGCTGGTTATAGATTAATGTCGAAAGGAGCTAATGAGAATCTCGAAAGTATCAAAGAATGGATGGATCAAACTGATCTTTGGCTAGAGCAACAAGAAAAGATTGGAGAAACCTCCAGGCAGACGGCTGAGGAGCAAAGAAAGGCTGCAGCTACAAGGCTGAGAGGCGTTTATGCTGAAATGACTGCTATTGAAGCTCAATTAAAAGTACAGCAGAATGCTTTTGATAAGCAGTCTAGCTTTAGAAGATCTATCACTGCTATGGCGAGAGCAGCAGAGATGGGAACTCCTATTAAGAGTTCCCAGTCGAATATGACTGCAGAACTAAATGAACGTTTGAAGATCCTGGAAGAAGTGCGCAAACGTCTTGAGCTCGAGGTTGAGAGGATCAACAACTTAAAGCTCGAGCCTAAAGCTACGGATACTAAGGGTCCTTCTGAACAGTGGAAGAACTGGGTTGAAAAGATTGAGAAAGATGTCCGTAAGTATCAATCTCTAGTTGAACAGATTAAAGCTAGTAACTTGGCTGGGAGTAGCGAGACCGCTAT